ACAGATTTTAAGTCTGGTGTGTCTACCGATTCCACCATACTCGCTTGGTAGTCCCTACGGGAATCGAACCCGTGTTTGCACCGTGAAAGGGTGTTGTCCTAACCGCTAGACGAAGGGACCAAGGTGGAACCGACAAGATTTGAACTTGTGACCGCTCGGTTATCAGCCGAGTGCTCTACCGCTGAGCTACGATTCCATATGGGTCTGGTGGGATTTGAACCCACAACTTCCAGGTTAAAAGCCCGTTACTCTACCGTTGAGTTACAGACCCTTAGGTTCTGAGAGTAGGATTCGAACCTACGAATGGCGGGACCAAAACCCGCTGCCTTACCGCTTGGCGACCTCAGAATGAGGCGGAAGTGGTTGGATTCGAACCAACGGATACATTATAGCATGTATCAAGGGATTAGCAATCCCCAGCATTAAACCGCTCTGCCACACTTCCTTAGGTGCTCCTTGAGGGGATCGAACCCACCTGAGGCCGATTATGAGTTCGCTGCTTTCACCAGATAGCTAAAGGAGCAATAGGAGTACTGGGAGTTGAACCCAGACTACCCCGTTATAAGCAGGGCGCTCTACCATTAAGCTATACTCCCATGGGGTTCATATACTAACTAATAGTTTTTTCTTTAGAACCTGGCGACGTGCTTTTGCTTGGCGTATCGCCTGGGGTTTCAGACTACGCTTCTGCTCTTTTTTGCTGTGATGCTGCCAGTTGGGAAGCGTAGTCATCAGTCTCGTCTCGATTACCTAGTAATTATAGCACAGATTATTTAGGACGGGAAGGGGGTTGTGACAGTTTTACAACTGACTGACTCTTGATGAATGCCTTGAGTTCTGGCGTCTCTTCCCACTCCCAGATTTCCTCATGACCTTTGCTGTCAATACGCTTATGAGTTTTTTTCATTTGCCATTTCCTCGAATTTATCTAAAATAGTATCGAAAGATCCGATCTGTTCAATCTCGTTGATCAACCTAGAGATCTGAGTACAAACAATCGGTCGTTCTTGCCTAGCAGCATATGCTAAAGCATTTCGTAGTGAAGCAGAAGCTTCTTTCAAGCTCTCTTTAACTGAATTTGATAAAGCCATTACTTCTCTGAAACTCGAACATAGTTATTCTACTCGGTTTCTCAGGTTATGTCAAGGGTCGTCTCGGAACAAATTCACGAGTCCTGACCACAAGTGAAAGAAGAATACGTAAAGGAAAAACTTTCCTTCAGTATCTCTGCTCTTCCTGAGTTTTATTGTATTAGTCACGTTGCCTCCAGTCTTCTGGTTTATCTTGAGAGAACCAATCGGCAATATCATCGGCACTATCAAAGCGTGTTTTATGATTGCTAGGATCGGGGTCTCCAAGGTCCATAGCGTTCATGAAATCGTCTAGACCACCCTCAACCATGTCAGGGTTGCTAGCACGTCTTCTCGCCTGCCGTAGCATCGTCGCAGCGGTTCTATGATGTTTCGCCAACTTCTCCGCCCAGATCATGTCTTCAAGTTTGACTTCCTCACACTTGGCAATTCTTTCGCAAACGAATTCCATTCTCAGGCGATAGTCCGTTGATAACATAAAAGTCTCATCACACTTGAGTTATTTAGATACAAAAAAAGGGGTCCTTTCGGACCCCTTAACATTATCTAATTGTTAGATCAGAAGGTCCACTTCAGACCAGCCTTGGTGCCATAACCACGATCAACACCAGACTCACCAGAACCAACGAACGAAACTTCGCCGTAAGCATCCAGAGAATCAGTCAGCGAAACGCCAACGCCTGCCTTACCAGAAGGCACCCACTTTGCTTCACCACCATCAGGAAGTTTGACAGTAGCGCCGCCTTGGACGTAGTAAGAAGCAGACTCACCAAGAGCACCTTCATAACCAATGTGGTTATCAATAGCGGTGCCACCGTAGGCGGAACCAGTCCAACCAGAGTTGGATTCGACGTTCACATAGGGCCCTGCCATAGCAGCAGTCGCCATGAAAGGTGCAGCAGCGGCAGCTGCGAGAACAGATTTGAACATAATTGTTTCCTCGAAATTTACTTGCGGAATGATTACCCGCAGATGAAGGATCAGGTTGTCCTGATCGCTGAATTGATTATAGCACATGACATTTTGGGTGTCAAGTGGTTAGGTGCGAGTAGTTGAGGCACCTTTCCCAATTGCTACAGATATAATTTAGCAGAGTTTTGTCCAAAAACAACCACCCTTGTGCCAGTTTATATACGGATATCCGATGAATTAGTTAAGTAAAATTAATGCGCCCTTGATATTGACGTTTCCAACACCAATAATATTAACTGCTCCAGCAGCAGTAACGTTAGCAATACCACCCGCTGCCATAGAAACATCACCACCAGCAACTTGACTAATTGCTGCTCCTGCCTTTTCACTTATTGCTCCAGCAGCATCAAATGTCATTGCTCCCAGTGCTGTTTTGACAGTAAATGCGCTACTTCTATCTTTGATCATAGGAACAGACAATATATTTCCAGCAACTAAATGTTGTTCTAATCCACCTACCCATTGCTTATAATCACCTAGGATCTTGTGATTGATATGACCTGGAGATACAACGTTAGAAGATGCTCTCGGATCAAAACTTACGGTCGTTTTTTCAGAAACACCAAATTCCATACTTTGACCGATGACTACATCTTTATCATTGGTTGTAATCTTCTCCACGCTACCAGCGTTCATAGTTATAGTTCCACCACCGTTAGATCCCGCTTGAATAGTTACTTGACTCTTTCCAATTAGCATTAGTTCTTCAGATGCTTCAATAACTATCTTCTGTGCTCTAATAAATCTGGTGCTACCAATAGCTTGCTCTACAATATCCCCATATGCTACAATATTGAGTGCTTGTCCTTCTTTATCATCACCAGCATTATATTGAATGTTAGAACGATTATTGTGGATTTGCTGTTGTCCCCAGGTCTTGATTCCTAGAATGCCAGATCCAGGACCACTTTCTTTGTTTCTAACTCCAGTGAGAATTCTAATATTACCTTTATTGTCTAATGAAAGTGCGCTATCACCAGGACCATCAATTCTTAAAGCACAAGTCTCTCCATCGGGAAGCATTCTTTCGTAGATCTCAGACCTAGTAAGCCAACCCTTATACCAAGTCTGAAACCTAGGATTATCGGACAACGCCTGTTCTTCGTCAGGTGTCGTCTGTTTGAAGATATTATTGGGATATGATAAAGCAGGTTTTTGGTTTGACATTATGGGCAATCAACGTAGCGTCCAGTTCCAATCTTAGTAGAACCAATAGTAGTTAGTCTGTCAGTATCTAGACATACTAGAGATGGCAATAGTTTGGCACCGTATCCACCTCCACCAACGATTAAAACTTCAGGGAACTTTTCATAAGTTTTTGCTCTATTCAGAACACGAGCACCAATAACAAATCCATCATCGTTGATAATTGCTTCGGCAATTCCTAACTCACCATTCACATATAACTTTGGTTCTGTGATATAATCAGTCCCAGGTCTTATTAAAGTGAATGAATCAATAATACAACGTACATTTTTATCAGTTGCTAAATTCTTTTTGTATCCATAACCATTTGACTTAACACGTATTTCCGTCAGTCTTCCATTTTCATCTAGGAGTGCTGTTGCTGTTGCTCCAATTCCTTCTCCTCCAATGAATACATATGGAGGCTCTGCCCATGGATCTCCAGGATTATCAATTGGAATATAAACAATGCCGCCGTTCTCATCCGTAATAATCTCGTCTGAATTTACAGTAGGTAAATTAAAATCTCCAAATGATGTTTCTGGTGTGTCTCCAAGACCTTCATCAAAATCACCATCTGTAATATCATCAGCATTTACAATAATTACATCAGCAAATGCTCCAGTGCCATTAATTGTAAATCTTAATGTCTCCAAGTCTTCAACAACTCCATCATCTTCAATACCAACAGTAACCTTAGCAGTATTAGAATTGATCGTAAAACTTCCAGTTAAAGATCCACCAACGATATCTTCTGATGTAATATCAGTTCCAGATAGTGTGTAATACAGAATAGTTCCGTTTTCAATATTTCTAGTAGTTATTGTATAAACAATAAATTCTCCTTCTGGGCAAGAAGTTCGATCTGCTACTACAGCATATGCTGGTGTTGTGTCATCAGTAATTTCATTACCATCATTGTCTAATGGTGGACTTGGAATATCGTTTTCATCTGGTGGGAATGTATTATCAATACCATCAACTGGATCTAAAGGTCTATCTGGATATGGACTTCCAGGTTCACTAGTGTTTCTTTCAGTAATAGTACATTTTGCTATATTCTTTATAAATCTACTTGATGTTCCTCCATCAGATCCTGGCGAATTTCTTTTCAAAGAAACATAAAAATCTTCATCTCTTTCTCTTTGCTTCGAATAAAGAGTTCTGATACTAAACGTTTTTGATGATTCTCCAGGAGCAAATCCCAAGATGTCATTTACTGGCAGATAATCCGTTCCTTCATCTGCTGTAGATGCTTCAAGGTTGATAGTTTTGAATTGTACCGAAGATGAACTTTCTGTGTATCCACTTCTGGTTACAGTAAATACCGCTTCCTGTCCTTCCTCAACAACAATATCAGAAATATTATAGATGATTCTCTTACTTTCTGAAGTTGTTCCAGTTGGAGTTACTTCTGTTCCTGGAGTTCCTGGTGGATTGCCAGTTGTAGCACCACTAGCAGGAATACCACCAGTAAATCCAACTGTTGTAACAGCAAGAGAATTTCCTTCATATGCTTCGTCACAAACATACTGAGTATAGTCTGCTCCAGTTGCTGGGAATAGGTTATCAATTCCAGTTAAGAGATCATCTAAGAAATCCTTATCATCTTCTTTTTCTTTCTCTTCTCCTTCCGTACAAATTTGCTTGTACTTGCTACATGTCTTATCTGGACCAGAGCATGTGATACCCAGGAGTTTCAAGACAAAATTGATTGCTCCACCCAAGATATTCAATGGAGCAGCAATAACGCCAAGAATTTCTTGAAGTGGTCCAAGAATTTTTCCTAGGATATCTTCCATCAAAGAGTTGATCTTAGAAATGATACCATTTACCAGTGCGTCAATCTGACACGCTACGGCACGGTAAATTTGATTCACATAACTCATCAACACATTTGTGATCCATTCTGCCAAGCGATCACCAAGATCTGCCATTTGACATCCAAGATCTTTTAGTAACTTATTAAACCACTCAGTTACTGGAGTTAGAGCATTTCCCTCTTCTGATGGATACAACAGTGCTTTGATAAGATCTTTGACAGCAGCGGTTAATTTTTCAATAATAAATCCCTTTACTCTAGCAACAAATTCACGAACAACTGTCATTGCTTTATTGACATAATTTCTTGCTATGCCAATACCTTCATTAACTTTACCAGTTGCTAGATTTACAGCATAAGTTCCAATGTTTCCACCATTGTTTTGAACTGCTGCTAAAAATTCGCCCATGATGATTGTCATCTGGGTCTTCATATCTTGATCGTCACATTTCTCTGCTACCGCTTGACACCACTCTTCTGACTGTGGATTTCCTTTCTTTAGCGGTGCTGTTTTCTTTGATGGTAGATTTACTCTGGGGTTTCCATCACCGTCTTTTGTTCCATCTGGCAATCCACCAGTAGCAGTATTCTTCTCTGTTCCTTCTTGCCTTGGAACACCATCAGTAGCAACATTTACACTAGGAACTGCTGTTGTAAATGGTGGTGTATCTGGTGTTCTCTCTACAAATACTTTTGTTGCTCCAGGTGTTTGTCCGATTGACCCCATGATGAGGGGTTTCTGTTTATCATTGTCAAGGTAAAATCCAACAACCCAACAACCAATCTGAAGCTGTGGATGTGCTCCACCAGCATTGCCAGGAATGAATGGTACATTCACTGGCATCATCACATTAGCCCATGGCAAATCTTTCGTAGCAAGGATTTCCTCACTTCCAGGATGATCCCCCACGATTCTTACTTTGAAACGATATCCACCTTTGTTGTTTTCTTCATCAGTGGCAGTTCCTTCAATTTGCCCGATCCACCAGTTAAATCCATCACTACCGATTCTTTGACTGGGGACTATGTGTGATAGTAACTGATCCATATCACTCAGTCTTCATATACTCTACACTCAAGAGCATCTGGATTAGCATCACAAAATAATTCTAGAGAAGTGGGATCATGATCATCGTCTGGATGATTTGCCTTATAAGACTCAAGATCACTCAACTCTCCCTCAATATGACGACGCATTTGTGGAGAGACAGTAGGATCATTCAAAATTTCTTGATCCTTTTTAATGTGTATGTCAATACTTTCCATGTTTAATACCTCCGTATGTATTATTTAGTGCCATGTTTGGACTCTTTATCCTTCATGCCATAAGAATCCCTCACCAAACGAAGTGTAGTAGTAAAACGACCATTTGTACCAGTTGTAGTGTCATAAGTATGTGTCAATTCTTGAATTAAGTAAATTCCACTAGATTCAATGTCAAATGGTTCTCGCTTTGCTTCCTTGTTTGGAAGTTTGTTTTGTAATCTGATGTCAATCTTGTCACCAGCACAAATATCAGGGTTTCCAGGGACCACTATAGTACAGATTTGGTTTTTTAGCAACTGATATCTTGCTATTGCTTGTGCCGAATAAAACATTTGCCAGTCAGCAAATTGAGTTGGAGAAGAAGATCCATCTTCTGGATTTGGAGAGGCAATTTCGGGATCATTATACCATGTCTCATGATCTAATATCATAGACATTCTTCTTGTAGGGTAGGCAGAAAGTTCTACTTCATTTGCTGGAACTAAAGATATACTTTCCTGTCCCCCAAGATGTGCCATGTTATCATAACTGTCTTTTATCTTATACTGATATTCAGCATATTGACCCGTTGAATGGTTGAAAAATGTAATCAATGATGAGTATTTGCCTTTTCTTAGTGAAGAAAGAAGATCCAACTCAGATCCAAATATAGATTGGTAGATAGCAAATCTATCATCACCGTCTCCCTGGTTTCCAACTCTTTCAATGTATGGTCCCCATGAAGGAGAATCTAATTTATCGGACTTCAGAGAACTTTTTTCGTCGGCACATAATGAATCTACCGAAAAGAAATTATAACCTCTTCTAGTCTCCCAGAAGAAAAATCCACCAGATCCTTTAACACTCTCTTTTGTCTGTCCTTCTGATTTTTCTGTCTTATTTTTGTCTTTCTTTGAATTTGTTGCCTCATTGCTTGCTTTTGGCGATACACTTTTGACTGCTAAAGATCCAATTAAATCAAATGGTCTTTTTCCGTTAGCAATCATCTTTACTTCAAATTTTGATGGTTCATTATAAAATTGCTTATCTGTCTTCAGTGTATCTTTTAAGAGTTTGTCAATAATCTTGTTAGGATTGCCATCAAGTCTTTTATCAACTCGCATAACTTCATTATTGAGTGCCTCAACAGAAATCAAACCTAAAGTATAAGATTGCTTCTGATTCTGAGCGAATCTATTTCCAACTTTCCAAATAACCATAGTATATTTGACTGCTTCTTCAGAGAATGATGTAAGAACTTCAATCTCAACAGTTTCTGCTCCCTGAATAGGCAATCCTTGAAGCAAACCACCACTATCAACTACTTCCATCGTTGCTGATAAAAATGGAGCAGTAATACTTTCAACATAATTGAAAGAATTAATCAGTTGTGTGATAGACACAGCAGATCCACCAGATTTTGGATAAATCTTAACGTTTTTTAGTCTAAAGTCAGTAAAAGATCCGAATTTTGCCATTATCTTATGCGTTTAGTGTCTGTAATACATGATACAACTGAGTTGCTGTTGATTCACTTCCTGGTGCTGGTAGTATATTTTCTGGAGAATTGCCCATGTTAGTATTTCCACCAGTACCATAGAAATTATTGATTACTGTTCCACCAGGAGCACCAGAAGCAGATGATAGTAATGCTTCTTCTGTTGATTTTGCTGATACTATTGTAGAACCATCAGAAGTAGCAGATGATAGTTTATCTAGACCTTCCTGTAAAGTATTGGATTGAGGATCATAGTATCCACCACCAGATTCTGCTTGTTGTAGGAAAGACTCAACTACTCCTTGATTTTTACCACCAGATGTATCAACTCTTCCTTTGTTACCATGAATGCCACCTTTTCCAAAATAAAGATCCCATCCATTTGTGGTTTTTACAGCATGATAATCTTGACCATTATGAGTAAATGCGATAGATTCTCTAGATTTTCTCCCAAAATTTCTAGAAATTCCTTGCGAAGCATCAATCTGTCTTCTGTCCTCTGGTTCTGGAGTTGGAGTTGGTTGATTTTCTGTTGCTTCTCTAAGATTTTCTTCATAAATTCTTAGGGATTCTGCTGTTGTTCTTGTTGTTTGACTATGATAAGGTCCAAGTCCAGCCCACTCTTCCTGTAAAACTTCAAAATCAGCAAGTGTAAGTTTTTTTGATGGGTCAATTCCTCTCTTTCTTGCTGCCAAATCTAAAAGTAAATCATTCTGTAATTTTTTGTCAAACTTAATCTTAGTTGGATCAAATGCTTCACCTCTAGCAGCATACATTTCTCTTGCCTGGTTTAGAGGATCCATGAACTGACCCACACCAACAGCAGCAGATGTGTATCTACCATATGTTGTCTCACCAGCATCCATTCTTCTAGTCTGTTCATCATAGACCTCCTGTAAGGTCATTTCAGTCATCTTCATATCAGTTCGACCACCAAACCAAGTATCATAACCTTTTTCGTGAGCAGTTCCTTCTACTTCTCTAATAGTAGCAACAAGTGCTTTTGCTTCTGGAGTATCAGCGTCAATGTCAGCAGCATTCACACCTCCGCGAGCACCGTCAGGCGCTCCACCTGGGCCACGTTGCGGATCGGGTCTTGGACGCATCCATGGAGGTAAAAGTTCTAAAAGTTCTTTCAAAAAATTAATAAATTTTTCCCATCCATTTTGCTTATCGTAATACTCAGATAAACCAGCTGCCAAAAGTTTAGAGTTTTCTCTCTTGTTTCTTTTTTGCGCTTCTAAAATACCTTCTCCAAACATTCTAAAGGTTTTTCTTCCATGTGGTCCCTCTAGTGGAAAAACACCTTCTCTTCTTCCCTTGGGATTTTCGCCCAATAATCCTAGAGTTGGTTTATTTACAATTCCACCTTCAGCGAATGGGATTAAACCCATATCACGACCAGCGATAACTCCATCAAGACCCAACGATACTGCTGTTCCAATGCCAGGTAATGTAGAGGCAGCACCAGAGGCAAATTCAAGTAAAGCTTGAATTGGTTTTCCCTCTTTCATCCTCTGGATTGCTAGTCCTGTGCCAAGCGCAAGTCCTAATCCTGGAATTTTCTTTCCAATCATCTTGCCAGCAGTAGTAGCACCAAACTTAGCACCAAGTTTAGCGCCAGTTTTCATACCAGCTTTACCAGCAAGTTTTCCACCAACACCAGCACCTAATCTAGTTAATCCTCTCTCAGCACCACGTCTTCCAGCTTTTCCAAGAAGAGCTTTGGCACCAAACATGCCTCCGCCACCTCCTCCAGATCCTCCACCAGATCCACCAAGTCCAAGTGCTTGGGCGGATTTTTCATATGAAATATTTGAAGAAAAATCACCACCTCTTTCAAGAGCACTTTCTTCTGCTGCTGCTTTTGCTTGTCTGGCAATTCTTTCTGAAGTTTGTTCTTGTTGAGTGGCAATTGCCATCTGTTGGCGAGTTTGTTCCTGAGTAGCAGAAACTAAACTCATTGTGACAAACGTTAATCTGTCAATTGCCTGTACTACTTCCTCAGACCCACCTCCACCATCAATAGTATTGAGACCACCATCAATAGTATTGAGACGTTTGGCAAACATATCACTGCCAAAGTCTCTTTCCACCCCAAGAGTAGTAGCACTAATATCAACAATAGCATCACTAGCAAAACTTTCTGGATTTAAACGCCTTCCACCAAACCCCATGTTAGCGAGATCGCTACCCACGACTTCTGGGTTAATTCCAGATCCACCAGAAGTTGCTGCTATTCCAGAACTAGCAAGTGCTGCGAAAGATGATCCTTTCAGGATATGAGGAGTATTTTGTATTACCTCTATTTTTGCTTCATCAATTGGACCGCCATCTGATGGTGGTTTTGGGATGTTTGCGAATGCTCCACCCTTTTCCGAAGTAGCGGGTTTAGTAGGATTCTTCTTCTCTCTTCTATCTAAGTACTCTTTGATCATACGATAGATCATGTTGAGGTAATCTACCTCTCCCCTAGGATCTTGATATGATAGATACCCGTGTGCCATTACTTTTTAGCTGCTTCTCGTGCTTGTTTAAGTTGTTCTAGGTGTTGTAGTAAGAGACTAGTATAAACTTGTCTTTCCCACGGCATCATATTCTCAACTTCACTCAAGCTATATTTATGGTGCTGCATCAAAGCGAAATTAGTCTTATAATACCCCTCCAACGTATTGTGGAAGAGTGCTATCCGAAAAAATTAGATAACCCCGCAATTACAAATTCTGATATTTCCCCAGTATTTGGATTTTTAACAGCAAACCGATGTTCTAGTCTTGGCGAGTTTTCAAAGAATTTTTGGACGTTTTCAAATTGAGAATTTGTCAAACCTTCAACAAATTCAATAAATTCTTTCTTAGATGTTGTAGAACTATCATATACGTCTTCACCATCAAAAATCTGATCTATACAAGAAGCAATAATTTCAACAACGCTGTCTGCTGTTGGAGATGAACCCATAATTGATCCAGTAATGAATTCGGTCCAAGATGGATATTTCATAATAATACCCATTTCATCAGAAAGCATAATTTTGTTACTATGACCTTCTGGTTTAGTTACTTTTACTTCAGACAAATTTAAATTATACTTAACTTTTGTCTTATTGTCATCTTTACAAGTTACGTTCATTTCAACAATTTCGCCAACAGACACAGCACGAATCTGAAGGAAAATATACTCCAAATCAAAGATTGCTAAATCTTCCAGTTTTACGCGACTTTGGATACATCCTTTCAATAAAGTGCGAACAGCATCTTCAATCTGTTTATCGTCATTTGTCTCTAGTGCCAGTAAAAGCAGTTTTTCCTCTTTTACGACAAATGGGCGATATTTGATTTTTTTTCCATTGGACGGAATTTCCAACTCATAGGTTGGAAGGACAACTTGTGGTAATGCCATTATGCGTAGATCAGATCATATGTATATTTAGCGCGACTTTTTTGACGATTTTTTGGCGGAAAAAATTTTCCGACTTTTATGTAACTGAAAAGTCAAATTGGCACACCAGTAGCAGAATCTCTCGGAACAAAATCACTACCAGGACCATAGATATTTCAACTAGCACCAGTGATGTCTCTTTCAATTGTATAGTGTCTTTGATACTTAAATTGTGCTGTTACTTTAGTTACCTGTGACGATCCAAACTGTAGTGGTACAGCATCAATAGCATATGGATATGCTTTTTCCAACACATAGGTAATTGGTCTTCTTTCTGTTGTGGAATTGGGTCCAATCTCTGATTTTGTAATTTTTATGGTACAAGCATAATCATCTCTGTACCTCAATCTAGTGATTCTATTCTCTGGTAGTGGATTTTCATTTGATCTCACATAATCTAAGTCATCACCAGAAAATATGGTGCCATACCATTTATTTAAAAACTTTAAGGCGCTCAGATTAGCATCTAACATAAATTCTAACTGAATTTCTGTGAATACCCTGGTGTGTGGATAATCAATAGATCCAGAACCAAGATACAGTCCATTCTGAGTTCCAGTTGCTGTATTTACATTAGGCAGTTGTGCTTCATCGCAAAAGAATTCTATCATCTGGTCAAAATCGCTATCTTTGTCATTGACACCCAGCATAAGCATCAGGAATGCTGGAAAGTCAGTAAATTGAACTACAAAGTTATTGCTACTTGACATTCCACCATTTTTAGAAATAGTGGATAAAAAGCGATTGATAGACACACTAAATACC